GCCGTAGGCGGCGGCCTCGCCGATGAGTTCGGCGACGGCCGCGTGGCGCGCCGTCGGCACGCTGCGCTCACGCAGCGGGTGGTGCAGGGCGTGGCGCAGCCAGCGCGAGCCCATGCTGGTGATGCAGGTATCGAGCAGCGAGAGCAGTGTGGGGGCCGCCTCGCCGCGCAGGGTCTCGGTCAGTTCCAGGTTGCGCCGTGTGGCGGCGTCCAGGCGCAGGTATTCGGACTCGCGCTCGACCGTGAGGCCGGTGACGTGGGCCAGGGTCTGGCGCTGAGTGGCCTGGGCGTAGTCGTAGAGCGCAGATGCGGCGCCGAGCGCCACCGGCAGGTCTTCGACGCCGAAGCCGACGAGATCGCGCGTACCGAAATGGCCGGTGAGCAGACGTGTCCCGGTGTCGGCGTCGAACTGCCAGTCGGCGAGCCTGCGCAGCGCCGGTGCCAGGTTGTCCAGGAGCGGCAGGGCGAGCCCGTCCGGCACCAGGACCTCGGCCGGGCGCAGGCGCTCGAACTGCGCCTGCAGCGCGTCCGACGGGCATTGCATGAGGCGAAAATCGCCATTGGCGAGGTTGAGCCAGGCCAGGCCGAGCACGCCGCGATGCATGTTCGCCGCCAGCAGCAGGGCGTCGCGGCGGTCGTCGAGCAAGGCGGCGTCTGTCAGCGTTCCCGGCGTGACGATGCGGCTCACCGCACGCTCCATCGGCCCCTTGGTCGTGCCCGGCTCGCCGACCTGCTCGGCAATCACCACCGACTCGCCCAGCTTGACCAGGCGGGCGAGGTACTGCTCGACGGCATGAAAGGGCACGCCCGCCATGCGGATCGGCTTGCCGCTGGACTGCCCGCGTGTGGTGAGGGTGATGTCGAGCAGCCGTGCTGCCTTCTCGGCATCTTCGAAGAAGAGCTCGTAGAAGTCGCCCATGCGGTAGAAGAGCAGGGTGCGCGGGTGCTGGGCCTTGATGCGCAGATACTGCTGCATCATGGGCGTGTGGGCGGCTATTTCGGCTTCGCTAAGCCGTTGTTGAGCTTGGATTTCTTCTCTTTCTTCCAGCATTTGTGCGGCTTCTAGCCTTTTAGCTGTACGTGCGTCTAGTTCCAGCAACGCCCGGTAACGATTGTCAAAACTTGCATTACGGAGTAGCTTTTCGCAGTCTCTTTAAGCGATTCCTACGCCGCACTTCGAAAACTGATGTTACGCCGCTGGCGGAGGTCTTGAGAACTTACGCTGCCATGACATTCGACGCCCGCACCATCAAGCTCCTCCCCGCGGGGCAGCATCTTACCAGCCCTGACTTTCCCGGACTCCGCATCGAGGCCAGCGCGCAGTACCGGACGTGGATCTATCGGTACAAGTCGCCGATCGACGGTCGCATGCGCCAGACCAAGATCGGCCGCTGGCCAGCCATGTCGCTGCATGCGGCTGTGACCAGGTGGGAGGAGTTGCGCGCCACCCGCGAGGCCGGCGTCGACCCCGCGCTCGAGGTGAAGCAGGCGCGAGAGGAAAAGCGCCAGGCCCACGCAGAGGCCAAGGCCGCGCAGATCCAGGCCGCCTACACCGTGGCCGACCTTTGCACCGACTACTACGAGGGCTACGTCCGCCTGTCACGCGCAAAGAAGGGCGCCGATGAGGTCCGGAGGATGTTCGACACCATGCTCGGGCCGTGCGGAGTCATGGCGGCGGCGGAGGTGACGCGGTCGCACGCCTTCGATCTGATCCAACACCACGCCGCGACTGCGCCAGTTCAGGCAAAAAAACTGCGCTCCGAACTAGGTGCGGCCTGGGACTATGCGAGTGACGCCGGCCGGCTGCCGGACACGGTACCCAACTGGTGGCGCCAGATCCTGCGCGGGAAGATCAAGTCGAAGGGGAAGAAGATCGCCGGCGAGCGTATCGGCACGGCAAAGCGCGTGCTGTCGCCGGAGGAGATTGGTACGCTGGTCCGATGGTTGCCGAACTTCACGGCACTGGTGGAGGATGCGCTGACGCTGTACCTATGTAACCGGTCACTGAGCGGCGTTCTTTGCCCGCCCGCGCCCACGCGGAACAATCCCTCCCACATTCATCAGGGAGGAGCCGGCAGTGACCAGGGCGACAGCGACCAACAACAAGTGGCGGCGGCGTAGCCGCCAGGAGTGGGAAACCGTCTTTGCGCGGTTTGCCGCGAGCGGCCTGGGGATCGAGCCGTTCTGCGCCCGCGAGGGGCTCAGCGAGTCGAGCTTCCGGCGCTGGCGTAGCCTGCTGGGCGAGCCGAGTACGCAGCCTGCCGCGCTGGCGATGGAGGCCACTGGCTTCGTCGACGCCGGCACGCTCAAACTCGGCGGCACGGGTCGCCTCGAACTGCGGCTCGACCTGGGCGACGGCGTGATCCTTCACCTGTCGCGCGGCTGATGTTCTTCCCCGAAGGCGCGGTCCGGGTCCATGTCTATGGCCGCCCGGTCGACATGCGCAAATCCTTCGACGGCCTGTACGCGCTCACACGCCAGGCGCTCGGCTGCGATCCGCTGTCGGGCGAGCTGTTCGTGTTCATCAACCGACGCGGCACGCAGATGAAGGTGCTGTACTGGGATCGCACCGGATTCTGCGTGTGGGCCAAGCGTCTCGAGCAGGGGCGCTTCGTGTCGAACTGGGCGCAGGTCCGCACGCGCCAGATGGACTGGACCGGGCTCAAACTCTTGCTCGAAGGCATCGAGCCGGCCCGCACCAAGCGCCGTTTCCAACTGCCCGCAAACGCCGTGCAACCCGCATGAATGCTGGGTTCTGCGGTAAAATACGCGCCATGCCCGCGCCGCACTGCACCCCCGTTCCGACCCTTGCCGAGGCCGCCCAGTGGGCGCCCGAGCGCATCGTCGAGATGGCGCAGGCGAACGTCGCCTTGCAGCGCGACATGGATGCGATGCGGCTCGAGTTTGCGGCACTCAAGCATCAGCTTGAGTGGTTCCGCCGCCAGCTCTTTGGCCAGAAGAGCGAGAAGCGCGTGGTGTCACCCGACACCACGCAGATGTATCTGGGCGAGTTGCCGATCCCCGACACACAGCCCGATGTCCCCGGCAAGACCGTGGCGGGACACACCCGTCGTGCGTCGCGCACCGACTTCACCCAGAGCAAGGACGACTCGGCGCTGTTCTTCGACGAGACGCGCGTCCCGGTCGAGACGATCACGCTCGCCAACCCCGAGACCGAGGGCCTCACCGCCGAACAGTTCGAGGTGATCGGCGAGAAGGTGAGCCATCGCCTGGCGCAGCGCCCGGGCAGCTACGTGATCCTCAAGTACGTACGCCCGGTCATCAAGCGCCGCGACACGCAGACGATCCACTGCCCGGCGGCCCCCGCCGGGGTGATCGACGGTAGCCGCGCCGACGTGAGCTTCATCGCCGGGCTCATCACCGACAAGTTCTGCTACCACCAGCCGCTGTACCGCCAGCATCAGCGGCTCGGGGACAACGGCATCCGGGTCTCGCGCCCGTGGCTCACGCAGCTCACCCACGCGGCGCTCGCGCTGCTCGAGCCGGTCTTTACGGCCCAGCTCGACTCGATCCGCGCAAGTCGCATCAAGGCGATGGACGAGACCCCGATCAAGGCCGGGCGCGCCGGCCCGGGGAAGATGAAGGGCGGCTACTTCTGGCCGGTGTATGGCGAGCGCGACGAAATCTGCTTCGCCTATCACGAGGGGCGTAGTGGCAAACACATTGCGCAGACCCTGGGGACCGACCCACCGCCCGAGGGGGCGGTGCTGCTCACCGACGGCTACGCGGCCTACGAACGTTACGCACAAAAATGCGGGCTCACGCGCGCGCAATGCTGGGCGCACTCGAGAAGAAAATTCTTCGAGGCCCAGTCGATCGAGCCCGAACGGGCGACGCAGGCATTGGAGATGATCGGCCAGCTCTACGCGGTAGAGCAGCACATCCGTGAGGCACAACTCATCGGCGAGGCACGCCGCGCATACCGGCTCGCCCAGGCCAAGCCGATGGTCGACCGGTTCTTCGACTGGGTCGACGCCCAGTTCGAATCCCAGGGGCTACTGCCGAGCTCACCGCTGACCACTGCCCTGGCCTACGTGCGTGAGCGCCGGGCCGCCCTCGAGGTCTACCTCGCCGACCCCGAGGTGCCGATCGACACCAACCACCTCGAGCGGGCGCTACGCGTAGTGCCGATGGGCCGCCGCAACTGGCTCTTCTGCTGGACCGAGGTCGGCGCGAAATACGTGGGGATCGCGCAGAGCCTGATCGCCACCTGTCGCCTGCACGACATCGACCCCTATGCCTATCTGGTCGATGTGCTCCAGCGCGTCGGCCAGCACCCTGCCGCCGATGTCGCGCAACTCACCCCAAGGCTGTGGAAGCAACACTTCGCGGCCAATCCGCTTCGATCCGATCTCCACCCGCGCTCGAAGTAGGCAAGAACGCCGCTCGGTTACCGCTTACGTACCTATGGACGGGCACGCGCGGCGCGGAGATCGTGGCGCTTGAGGGGAGGGAGGTCCGCCAGGAGACGGGTGGGATCTGGTGGTGGACGATCCCGAAGGCCAAGACCAAGAATGCGCGGCATGAGAATGCGACGGACTTGCGTGTGCCGCTGTTTGGGCGGGCACTGAATGTGGTGCTGCGCCGCAAGGAACGATTTGGAGATGGGTGGCTGTTCCCGGCCAAGCGGCGCGACGGCAAGGTAACGCACTCGGAGCAGAAGGCCGTGCAGGTGGCCGTCTACTACCATCAGCCGTACAGCACGACGCGGCCCGAGATCGAGCGCGCTCGATTGCCGGTGACGCATTGGGCTCCGCACGATCTTCGCCGGTCGGCGCGGACGCTGCTGGCGGCTATGGGCTGCCCGGGGGATGTGGCGGAGTCGGTGCTCGGCCACATGATTCCGGGGGTGGCTGGCGTGTACAACCGCCATCAGTATGACGAACAGCGGATTGAATGGCTGCGCCAGCTCTCGGAGCGCATCGAGGCGCTGGCGCAGCCAATTTGATCATGCTGTCACTCTAGCTGCGCGTGGTTTTGGCGAGCCGGTGTTTGGAGGTGGCGGAAGGTTCGATACTGGACGGGACTCGGCCCACTCCTGCACCTCGCGCACGAGCCAGCCTACGCGGCGCCCTGACATCTGCCGAGGCTGTGGAAATTGTCCTTGGCGCACCAACTCCTGAACCGTCGACTCCGAAAGTGCCACCGCCAGCGCAACCGTTGGCAGATCCATGAAGATCGGGTTAACGGGGATTCTTTTCTGCGCGCTCATACTGTCCCTTCCAGCATGTCCATGGTATTCGGGCAGCGATACTGCGGCAGTTCGTCCGCGGGGCTCCCCTTTCCTCCGGCCGCGGCCACGCGGCCGCTGGTCTTTGCCTTTTCCTTCGGTCTTCTCGCCGCGCTAGCGGCCTGGGCCTTGGGTTTCGTCGGCTTCACGGCGCGCGCGGGCGCAGCCTGTTTCGCGCGAGCGGCCGTTTTGGCCTTCTGGGTTTGGGCGGGTTCGTCGCCGGCCGGCGCAGCCTGGGGAGGGGTAGAAGGGGCTTCCGGCGCGTCGTGCTCGAGCGCGATCGCCGGAAGGTAGTGACGGCGGGTGCCATTGTGGAACAGCACGTCATAGCCATCGCCGCCGGCGGCGCCCTGGATCGTCCCAGGGGTATCATCGGCATTGATCGGCGTACCGTCGTCCCAGCACGCGCCGGGCCGGATCCTCACGCGCTGGCCAGCCTCGAACGTCGGCGCCGAGTACTCGCCCGCCGGCGCAGCCTGGGGAGGGGTAGGCGCTGATATCGCCACGCCGGCCTGGGGTGTCATCAATGCCCGAATCCGGTCGACGTCCAGTCCGGCCCGCTCAGCAGCAGCGACCAAGGGCGCCGGCGTGGCGATATCGTCCCCGTACGTTGGCACGTCCAAGGTGCTCACCAGCGCTAGATCGAGTAGTAGCAGCATGAGCTGCGGCGCATCGGCTTCCTCGATCATTTCGGTCAGTCGCCGACAGCGGCGGTAGTCCTCGTCCTGGTACTCGGAATCCCCGGGGCCGCGCGGGGGGGCGTCGGGGACGTACATGCGAGCGAGGATCTTGCTCGTCTCGCTCCCGCGTGCGGCAAAAAACTGGCGGGCGATCAGCGCAAGATCGTCCCGACTGAGGGCAGGCTTGGTCGTGGTGGCGGCGTTTAGCTGCGTCCGCGTGGCCGCGTGATGCGCATCGAACAGCGCGCGCCGGAACTTCTTCTCGGCCTTGCGCGCCTTTTCGCGCACGAGCTCACGCGGGTCCCGGTTGCTCTTGCTTGGCTTGATTCCGGCGGCCTTGAGCGCTTCGCTCAGATCCTGCTTGGCCACCATCGGCACGAGCGTGCCCTTCCGGTGGTCCTCGAGCATCACGATCTGCACGTCCTGCCCTTCGATCGCTTTGCGTGCGGTCTGGTAATGACCGCCGTAGTAGTCCTTCTCGTCAAGGGCCACGTAGTTGCCGGCGGTGGGGCCGTAGATGCCGTGCGGGGCGATCTTCTTCGCCGCCTCGCCGGTGATGACCTTGTGTCCGCCCTCGCGGGCGCGCGCTGCGGCTTGGGCCAGGTGCGCGGCACGCTTGTCCGCGTAACAGTTGGGGTCTGTGCAGACGTCTGGATGGATCCCCGGGTATGCCTCGGGGTCGTTGCCGGTGCGCTTGGGGCACTCGACGCAAGTCACCAGCCCCAGCGGACCTTTGCCCCCGAGGCCGGCTTCGACCGTAATCACGTAGTGCGCTGCGCGGTCGAACGGCGCCTTCGCCAGGTCGAGCATATAGCGGTTCTGGATGCAGGTCGCGGCCTGCCGCGCCGACATCGGGCCCTCGAAATGTCCCTCGCGGATTATCTCTTGCGCAGCCTGCACCTGTAGGGCGGGCACGGGGATGCGGGCGATGAGCAATGCGCGCGACGCGTCGAGCTTGCCATCCCGATAGAACTGCCGCGCCTCTGCGCACAGCGCGGTGAGCTTGAGTCGGCCGTATATGTACGCGCGGCTCTTGCCCACCTTGTCGGCCAGTTCGTCGGCGCTGTAGCCGTGGTCGCGCATCATCAGCTGGTAGCCCTCGGCCTCCTCGAGTTCGGTGACGTCGCGCCGCTGCAGGTTCTCGACGATCTGCGCCTCGAGTACCTGTCGGGTGGTGAGTGGCCGGACGAGAGCGGGGATGTCGGCGAGCCCGGCGAGCAGCGACGCCCGGTAGCGCCGCTCGCCTGCGACGATCTCGTACAGCGGGCGCTCTTCGCGGCCGTCGGGGGTGTCGTACTCGTCAGGCCACGGACGTGCGAGGATCGGCTGCATGACACCCTGCTCGCGGATAGAGGCGGCCAGGTCGGCGAGATCGGTCTCGCCGAAGGTCTTGCGCGGGTTCGTGGGGCTCGGCGCCAGGTGCGGTAGCGAGATGTCGTAGAAGGCGGGTTGGGCGGTCATGCGGTCCTCCGAGACTTGCGGTAGGTCTTGGTAAGCGGGCGGTTGATGCTGTGGCCGCGTCGTCGCAGGGTGTTGGCCAAGCGGGCGCGGTCGTGGTGGCTCTGCGGCGACTGGCGCAGCAGACCGAAATAGCTGTTGGCGGTCTCGTACAGGTCGGCCTGGTCGATCCGGCGCACGCGCTCGACCGCGACGCCGACGGTGCGGCGCCGGGTGCGGCGGCGCCAGGGCTTGATGACGTGGCCGACGAAGTCGACGCCGCGATCGACGGGCTGCAGGAGCGTCTTCGCGGGGTTGAGGCGGGCATTGAGCCTCCCCGGTAGGAAGGCCTCGATCTCGGCCAGGGCAGCGTTCAACCACTGCGGAGACTCGTGCAAGATGACGAAGTCGTCGACATAGCGCACGTAGTGCCGCGCGCCAACGCGGTGCTTGACGAACTGGTCGAGCGCGTCGAGATAGACGTTGGCAAAGAACTGGCTGCTCAGGTTGCCGATCGGCAGTCCGAGGTGCGCCGGCTGGCTGGCGAGCTGCTTGTGCGGCGGCACCCGCTCAAGCAGCTCGCGGGCGCCGCGCATCTCGTAGTTCTCGCGCGGGTCGTGGAACAGGATCAGCTCGGCGAGCTGCAGCCACCACGGCTCATGGATGCGGCTGGCGAGCTGTTCGCGCAGAATGGTCTTGTCGATCGCGACGAAGAAGTTCGCCAGGTCGCACTTCAGGTACCAGACCGGACGCGACCAGTTCTGCGTCACGCTGCGGATCTTGGCCTCGAGGCGCTCGGCGGCGTAGAGGGTGCCGCGACCGGGGATGCAGGCGCACGAGTCGGCGATGAAGCTCCGGTAGAAGCGCGGCGCGACGTGGTTGTAGAGGAGGTGATGGACGATGCGGTCTCGAAACTCTGCCGCCCACACCTCGCGCGCCTTGGGGCGCGCGACGACGAAGCAGATCGAGCGGCCGGGGCGGTAACTGCCGTCGGCGAGCTCGCCGTAGAGGCGCTCGAGGTTGCGCTCGAGGTCCTGCTCGAAGGCGAGGGCGCTGGCGGTGTTGCGCTTGTTCTTGCGGCAGGCGAAGTAGGCCACCGCCAGCGCCTCGAACGTAAAGCCCGCATGGGGGCACGCGGCTTGATCTGCGGACGGCGCGGGCACGACCCTCGTAGCTCTTGTTGTTGTTGTTCTGGTTGCCGTTGTTGAAGTTCCGATTCCAGGCATAGTCAGAGTCGGTGGCGTGCTGCGACCGATCGCGCTATCTACGTCGCCTCGCCGAAGGTCTTGGCCGATCAGCGGGGAAACTGCGCCGGACCGGACCCGGCTGCTGCCGGCGGTCTCCGAAGTGCGCATGGCGGTGGCCTCGTGGGCCAGCGGCGCGACCAGATCAAGATTTCGCACAGTCATGGTGGCCGTGACCATCACGAAACGGGCGACATTGCGGAGCGGCGCCATCCGCCGGCCTGCCGGCCAATGCTGGTGGTCAATTCCACCGCCTTGGCGTATTGCCCCGTGGAGATCAGGCGTTTGTCGCGGCCGAGCCGGAGCAGTAGCTCGGTCACCTGCAGGCGCTCGATCAGGGCTTCGAGGTGGGGCGCCTTCGCCCGGGCGGTGTTCGCCCGGAAGATCAGCACGACGATCTCGACGCATTCGTCCCGGAGCTTGCCGCCGATCGATGCCTTGAAGTCCCTCGGCATGTTCTTGGCGAGATCCGTGATGGCGTCGAGAAGGTCGTAAGCCACCTTGTAAATTGGCAGGGTCGTATGGAGTGCCATGCGGATGAAAAATGACTAAATTAATGAATCACTGATCTGCGGACGGCGCGGGCACGACCCTCGTAGCTCTTGTAGTTGTTGTCCTGGTTGCCGTTGAGGAAGAGCTGATACCAGGCAAAGTCAGAGTCGGTGGCGAGCTGCTCGCCCGACCAGTACCACCGCGGCTGAAACTGGTCGCGAAGGTTCGCGAAGAGCAGGGATTGTTCGCGCCGGGAGGGCAACTCTCCGCCGGCGGTGGTCGCCCATTCGCAGGCCTGCGCCCAGGTCACGTTCCCCGCCTCGCCGGGCAGGAGGATGAGGCGATAGTCCGGCTCGCCGTCCTTGCCAAGGATGATCCCGGCGTAGTGCTCGCCGGGCTGCAACGTGATCTCGGTCGCGGGGAGTGAAAACGTCTGCACCAGCGCCTGCGCTTCGAGGGCGGCGATCATGTTGGCCAAGCGCTGTTGCTCGGCCTTTACCGCATCGAGGGTGATGGTCGTCATCGGGTCACCTAGAAATTGATGAATGATTAAATGGGAAATCTGCGGACGGCGCGGGCACGACCCTCGTAGCTCTTGAGGAAGCTGTCCTGGTAGCCGCCGAGGAAGCGCTGACCCCAGGCAAAGTCAGAGTCGGTGGCGTGCTGCGATGAGCTCCAGTACCAGGCCGGATCGAAGGCCTCGAGGCCGCCTTCCTTGAAGGCCTCTGCGGTGGTTTGTGCGGGCATCTCCGGCGTGTAGGGCCGGGTCAGTTCGGGTGCGGCCAGGTTGATGCCGCTGCGGGCGTAGCAGTGGTTCTCGTCCTCTGTCGGCTTGAGGTTTCGGTAGCAGATCTCCAGCTCGTCCTGGCTCGGCAGGTACCAGTCGTCGACGCCGTCGATCTTGAGCGTGAGAGCCCAGGCCGCCAGCGGGCAGCCCGCTTCAGCCATCGCCCGGGTGTTCGCTCGTCCGTCGTCGTAGTGCTTGGCGCCGGGCACATCGGCATAGTCCTTGTGCCAGGAGCCCTTGGTCTCGCCCGTGGCCTTGGGGGCGATGACGAGCGCGTAGACCTGGCCGGAGATCTTCACTAGACCGGCGTAAAAGCCGCCGCCCATGGGCGTTCCGGGGGCAATCGAGAGGGGTGCTGCGGGAGTGGTTTCCATCGTGGGTCCTCGGGGTTGTGTTGCGGGGGTGGCGCTACTTCAGGGTGGGGCGGGAGCGCATGGCTCAGTGGAAGTTGGCTGCCTTGCACACCATGGCGCGCAGTGCGCTGATGTCGCGCCGACGGCCAACGAAGGTGTTGCGGGGCTGGGTCTGGCGGTACAGCAGGTAGTTGGTAACGCCGCGCGCGTCTTGCCGCTCGACCACGAAGAGGCCGTGGTCGTGGGCGATCTGCTTGGCTTCCTTGAGCTGCTGCAATGGGGAGTGGCGGCGGGTCATGTTGCGCTCTCCGCAAGCCCCGCTTTCTCGACCTCGATCTTGATGCAGGTCTCGTCCAGGTAGGCACGGGCCTCGCGCAGGGTGAGCGAGCCGGCGAGCTTGCGTAGCACAGCCGAGCACGAGCGGACGTCGTCGATGTCCTGCTGGGTGATCTCGTCGTCGAGCTCGAGCAAACGCGCAAAGCGGGTGATGGGCTCGGTCGGAACGTCCTTCCAGGCCTTGCGGCGCGCTGCGACCTGGTAGAACTCTGCGATGCCGCGGATTGCCTGCGCGCTGTTGTGCCAGCCGTTCGTGCCCGGGTCGTAGAGCTTGGGCTCGCCATCGACATACTCCGCGGTGCCGTCGATCTCGAGCTTGGTCAGGATCCGGTCTAGTGGCGCCCACACGCCGTGGATGTTCCACGGAATCAAGCGCAGGGGTAGGTCGGCACGCCTAGGTTTCTGGCGGGACGTGCGGGGCGCGCGCCGCATCGCCCTCTCGAACTTGCGGCGGTCGGCGCGAGAAAGCGAGGTCGGTTGATAGTTCATGCCTCCCTCCATTCCGCGCCGCGCACCGCCTTGCCGACGGGTACGAGTGCGAACACTTCGCCGCGCCCGCTGCCGTTGCGCGCGGCTGCCATTGCGGCCGCTTGGGCGGCTTCAGCCTTGCTAAAGGTGCGCAGCGGGCGCTTGGGCGCGCGCACCAGGTAGCCTGCGGGATCGATCGATTCCAGCGTCCGAGCGGCCGTGCTTTCAATCTGCTCCTGGAGCGCAATGCGCGCGCTGCGCTCGTAGGCGAGCTCGGCATTGGCCACGTCCAGTTGCTGGCGCAGATCCGTTTCAATCGGTTCGTCCACCGCAGCCGGCTCTGCCGAGAGGGAGGCAGCAGGCACCGGTGCGGGGTTGTGTTGGACGGCAGCGCCCGCAGGTTGAGTCGCGTTGGCACCTGCTACGCTGCTGCCGGTGTTTTGCTCCACCGCCGGCTGGGAGTTGATCCAGTACCACAACTCGTTCTTGCCCTTCTTTTTTGCACACTCGACGACCGCGTCGGTACGCAGGCGGTTGAGCTCGGTCGTGACCCGCGACGGGAAGTCGCGCTCTGTCGTCGCGGCCGCGATCTGCTTGAGCGTGGCTTCCTCTTGCCCGCTCAAGAAGGCGATGATCTGGTCGCGCAGCGGCGTGGCGTTTTTCTTGGTGCTCATTGAGCGGGCTCCGTAGTCAAGGAAAGTTCATAGGCCATCAGCCCTGTGTCGAACACAGCGTCGCTGACGTCGTTGTCGTCGATCGAGGGGTCGAGTGCGCGCAGGTCTGCGGTCAGCGCTTCCAGTCGGGCGGCGCTGGCGGGGGTCAGCATCACGGTTACCGGGATGCGCTCGTCTGGGCCGCCCGCGCAGTCCGGGAAGGGGTTCATGTCCAGGCTCACAGCAGCACCTGCTTGGCGTTGCGTTCGATGCGCCGGCGGATTGCCTCTGTGCTGATCGGCAGCAAGGGCGGCGCCTGCACCGCAGCGCGCAGGCGGTTCACGTGCGCGCGCTGCTGGGCGATCGCCGCCGGCCCGCGTGCTTCCATGTAGGCGAGGTCTGCTTCGGCCGCCTGCAGGCGGAGGTGGCGCGCCAGGCGCACGATGGGGCTCAGGGGGTTTCTCATGCTGCGATCTCCTCGACAACGATGGGGGTGTCCAGCCACTGGACTGACAGCAGCCAGCGTGCATCCGGGTGTTCGAACAAGGTGCTGCCCTGGGGGCTGCCGAACGACCGCAGCACCGCCAGCGCGGCGCGCACGTCCGGTTCGTCGGTCACCATGGCCTCGGCATGTACCAGCACGTCGTTCGACAGCCGGCCACGGCCGCCCGGCGCCGAATCGCGCCCTACCTGCATCAGCGTGATGCCGGTGATCTTGATCGGTGTCCCGCCGAGCACCGCCTCGATCGCTGCCAGTTCGTCGGTGCGCCAGGCGAGGAATCTCAGGTCCGATTCGTGCCGCTGCCGCAGCGTCTGCTCGGCCAGGGCCATCAGGGTGGGCGTGGCCGGTGCTCCACCACCCCCTGCGGCCTCACCCCCCAGGGCGCGGCGAGCCTCGGTTACGAGTTGGGTGAGCATCCCGGCGCCGATCAGACCGGCGTCGGGGTTGAGCGCGGCGACGCGCTCGGCGATGGCGCGTAGTGGGGAGGGGTGTGCAGACGTTTGCATGGCGGGCTCCATTGGCGGTGAGTGCGAACAGAGGTTAGCAAACGCTATCGTTCTAATCAATAGCAAACGCTAAGATTTTGCCGTCAGCGCGTACGTATTGCTTTCTTGTCATGTATTGCTAAGATGCAATACATGAAAGCAAAGCCGCTGACCCGCCGAACAGAGCGCCGCGACGACGGCAGCGCGATCCACCTGGTGATCTGGGAGCTGGATGCGCCGTTGGAACCCTGCCGGCATCCGTACAAGTACCGGCTGGCCTATGTGGTGGATGGGGTGTGCGTGGTGCGCTACGACAACGAGCGCGGCAAGGGCGACCACCGCCACGTCGGCGAACGCGAAGAGACTTATGAGTTCAGTACGCCGCGCCAGTTGGTGGCGGATTTCATGAACGACGTGAAGGAGTGGACGCGATGAAAGCCATCATCGAAGTGGCAGCCCCGAACAGCATCTTCGATGCCGCGCTGGCCGACCTGGCGGCCGGGGGCGATGCCGATTACCACCTGGCCTTCGAGTCGGCGCGCGCCTTGTTCGCCGAGGTCACGCCGGCGCGACTGGATTTGCTCGGGGTGTTGCGGCGGGCGGGGCCATGCTCGGTGTATGCGCTCGCCAAGGCGGCCGGGCGCAACTACTCGAACGTGCATACCGACGTGGCCAAGCTCGCCGAGCTCAACCTCATCGAGCGCACCGACGACGACGCGGTGTGCGTGCCGTTCGAAGAGGTCGAGATCCGCCTCGCCCTGGCGCAGGCGGCCTGAGCGCGTTTGCCGCGGCCCAGGCTTACTCGGCCATCTCCAGCAACGCGGTGGCGCCTTCCTCGGCGCTGGTTACCGGCTTCAGGCGGATGTTCACGTCGTCGGCCTCGCGCTCGATCTCGCGCTGGTTGCGCAGCGCGGAGGCGCGCTGCTTGTCGCCCAGCACGGGGTCGTTGGCGCGCGGCACGGCCAGCAGCAGCGCCGCGTGGGGGCGTCGCGCCGCTTCCTGCGCGCGGGCCAACTCCCACAGCCGTGCGCGCGCATCGCGCAGGCTCGAGGGCTGCTGCACTGGCCGCAGCACCCCGAAATGGATCACCGCGCGGTCGTTGAGAAAGCCGAAGCGCACCGGCTCGCCGTCGGGGTAGAACTTGGCGCGGCGGTTGAACCCGGCCGAAAGGTCCGGGCGCCGGGCCACCACGCGTTCGCGCACGTCGATAGTCCAGTGGCGCACCTGCTCGTCCTGGCTGGGCGCATCGGTGTCGTCCTGCTCATCCACCAGGTCGATGTTTGCCAGGCTGGAGAACATCGTTGCGGCGGTGCGCAACGCGTCGTCCACGCTCTCGGGCTCGGTGTGGCGCGCGCGCAGGCAGGTCAGCCCCATGCTGGCTTCGCCCTCCAGGGCGGCCAGGCCGCGGTGCTCGGCCACGGTGCGCAGGTCGTCGAGGCCGAACTCGATCAGCGCCTGCGGCCGCCCCAGCGCCTTGCCGTACAGCGCCTGCAGCGCGTCGTCGCGGATGATGCGGTGCGTGCTGATCTGCCCCGCAAAGCACACCACCACGCCGACCATGAGCCGCTCGCCGGTGCCCGCCACGGGCTCCCAGAAAACCGGCACCCAGCCGTCTTTCACGGGCTGAGCAAGTCCTTTTGCGGTTTCGGAAAGCATGCGATCACCCTGTTGGCTAGGTTCGGCAGGCGCTCGGCAACGAACTGCTCGAACGCCTCTCGGCATTCTAGCCAAGTTTCGGGGAGCTGCTCGGCCGCCGCGCTGATCGCCTCGTGCGCCAGGGTAAAGCACGCCGCCACCGCGGCGCGCTCGATGCGCTCGGCGGCGCCCACGGCCAGCATCAGCCCGGCCAGCTTGTTGATGCCCTTGGCCGCCGGGTCCAGCGCCGCGGCGTGGTCGATGTAGCTGCGCGATTCGCCGTCCCACAGGATGTTGCCCAGGTTGCGGTCGTGGTTGCCCAGCGCCTCGTCGGCGGCGATTACCAGCGGGGTTTCGTCCCACTCGCGCACCACCCGTGCGGCGGCCAGGGCGCGCGCGGCGCGTTCCGGCGCGGATAGCGTGGAGGCGATGCCGAAGCGGCGCTTGAGGCTGGGGTAGTGCGTGTCCAGGCTGGCAAAGAGCAGGGCGTCGCCGTCGCGCACCAGGGCGGCCGGCGGGGTGGGGATGCCCCAGCGCTCGAGCAACTGCGCGCAGAAGCACTCGACCGCCAGTTCGCGCGGGGGCAGCCGCTTGACGATGGCTTGCACGCTGCGCCCGTCGTCCAGGCGAATCTTCGCGCGCATCGGCGGGGGCTGGGTGGCGCCGTCGTCGAGCGGCGTCTCGGTGTCCGGGATCAGGCGTCCGCGCAGCATCAGTGTTTTTCCGGAGAGCTGGAGATCAGGGTCAGGATCGCCTGGCGCACGTGCTCGGGCAGCTCGTGAGTGGCAATGCCCTCGGTGACGGTGGCGAGGAACTCTTGATCCGCAGGCGGAAGACTGCGCGGGGATTGCTGATCAAGGTGGCCGTGCGGAAGACCGAGCCTTTTCTCCATGTTTCGTGCCGCTCGTTCACCGAAGTTGCGGTGGCGGTTCAGCAGCTGCGAAACGTAAGTCGGATCGACGCCGTCGTGCAACCGGGCAAACGCTGCCGGGCCGCCTGCAGACTCTACGAGTTCACGAAGAGCGCTTAATCGAGTTTCGCGGGTTGGATCGTCTGGCATTTCGGGATTCTCAAACGACGATAGCAATCGGTAAATTGATAGCTGCTATTGCCTCAGGGCTTAGCGTTTGCTATCGTTCTGAGCATGAGACTCAAGGACTACACCAAGGCGCACGGGCTGAAGCCGCTGGCGGGCAAGGTCGGCACGTCATCGGCCTACCTCAGCCAGATCGCACATGGCCACCGCGCGTGCTCCGAACCCCTGGCGCTCGCCATCGAACGCGAGACCGCCGGCGCCGTCACCGTGGCCGACCTGCGCCCCCAGTTCGCCGCGCTGCTCGCTGCGTGTGGCTATAGAAAGGGCGGCGAGCCGGCCGTCGAGATCGATGCCCCGATCGATCACCACGAGGCCGCGTGACGCGGCACAACCTCTGAGGAGCAATCGCATGTCCAACACCGTCCTGATCCATGGCCCGCAAGGTTGCGGCAAGACCCGCAACGCGCAGGCGCTCGCCGCGCACTTCGGCTGCAGTCGCATCGTCGATGACTGGGACGGCCAGTCGAGGATCGAGGATGGCTGCCTTGTCCTGATCAGCTCGATTGTCTTCGGATTCAAGGCGCCCGCATTGCCCGTCGGCTGTCGATTTGTTGCGTTCTCGAAGGCGATGGCCGAAGCCGGCCTGCCTTCCGAGGTCGACCACCACGAGGCCGCGTGACATGCAGTCCCTGACGACACCTTTCGCCATCGGTGTCGATGCCAGGCGCGAGAACGTCGAGGTCCTGTCCGGCCGCAACGGGTCGCGGCTGGTGGTCCCAGTGGCTGACTGGGCACTGCTTACAGCAGTCCTGCGCGACTTTGATCCGCAATCGTCACGACCCGAAAAACCTTGCCTTGATCTTTCCGAGTGAAGTGATGCGAGCGATAGAACGCCTGCACCAGCCTGGCTGCCTGCTGATCGGTCAGCGGATCGAACGAGACGACCTCGAAGTAGATCCCCTTGATCGTGAATCGCTTCGGATGCACGACGGACGGTATCGAGCTGCTCATGGTGCGCTCCTGTGGTGATGAACATGGTGGGTGAGATCTCCAATTCTATCCGCATGGGGCGCGCCGCCCGTTTTGCATGCTTGTCTCCCTCGGCCGTCTCGGCTGTTTGCGCCGGGTGGCGGTGCCGCCCGGCGTTCTTTTTCGGCTGAGGTTGAGGCGAGTCTAGGTGTGATGTTTCGAGAAGGGGACTGAGGGAATAACAAGATGACTCACGCAACTCCTGACCGCGCAGACGCTGTTCTGGCGCTGCATGCGGACGCTAAGCACTACCCCGGCGGTATTGCTGCCCTGGCGCGCCTGATCGGGCGTAGCCCCGGGATCCTGTACAACAAGTTCAGCGACTCCATGCCGAACTACGAGGTGACCGACCACGAGGCGGACGCGATAGCCGCGGCAATCCTGGAGAAGACGGGCGCGACGGGCTACATCGAGGCCAAGTGCGCAGGGTTCGGCGGGCTGTTCGTGCCGCTGCCGGTGAGCGAGGCCGGTGAGGGCGATCTGCTGCAGGCGCAGCTGGAGATGATGCGCCGCTTTGGCGAGTTGGCGCATGAGTACACTGAGTCGCGCCGCGACGGGCTCATCACACTCGACGAGGTGGCGGCGTTGCGGGTGGCCGGAAACCGCGTTGTCCGGGCGGTGTATGCCTTCCTGAAGGAGGTCGAAAGCCAGGTTAAGCCTGGTGACGACGTTGTCCACCCGATCTCTGCGGTGCGCTGAGGCGTTATGCAGGGTGTAACCGACCTGCCACCTCCCTGGGGTGACTTGCCCGCCTACAGGGCCGAGTTCCGCGCGCGCAATCCGCTGCCCGGCGCTGCGCCGGCCGGGCTTGCTGATCGCGCACAGTGGTTGCTGTGGCGTTATGAGCCGGGCGAGACGCCGGAGAAGAAGCCGCGCAAGATGCCTTACTACGCGGACGGTGGCCGGCGGTGGAAAGAGCAGGGGAGCGAGCGCGACCGCTCGCACCTGGTGCCATTCGCCGCGGCCGTGTCAGCGGCCGGGCGGGGCGATTTCGACGGGGTTGGGTTTGCCTTCCTGCCCGGCGATGGCCTGCTGGGCATCGACCTGGACGGGATGATCGATGCCGAGTCGGGCGAGGTGGCGGACCGCTGCCTGTCGATCATCCTGGCCTGCGACAGCTACACTGAGTACTCGCCCTCGGGCACCGGGGTGCACATCATCTGCGCCGCGCCGGCCGATGGCGAGGTGAGCACCTTCAAGAACAACAAGGTGGGGATCGAGGTCTTCACCGGGCGGCAGTATTTCACCTTCACCGGCCGCGCCTGGTGCGGGGGCCCTGACGAGGTGCGCGAGATCTCGCAGGTGACCTTGCGCCGGCTGTACGTCACGGTGAAGGGTAAGCCGGCCGCCGCCGCGCCTGTGGCGGTGCCGGCCGCGCCACCCGCAACGGCGGTGGATATCGGAGGCGGGCGCCAGCGCAGCCGGGCGGAGACGGTGGCGCTGGCCGAAGATGCGCTGGCGTTTCTGTCGCCCGACGAGTACGCGGAGTGGATCGAAACCGGCATGGCGCTCGTGGAACTGGGCGCACCGGGCTACATGGTGTGGGACGCGTGGTCGTCGCGCAGCCCCAAGTACGCCGGGCCGGACGATACCGCCAAGCGCTGGGCGGGCTTCAAGCCCACGAACATTTCGATGGGAACGGTGTTCGCGCGCGCCGAAGCGGCGGGGTGGGTGTCGCCCTGGGCCAAGGCGCGGGCAAGAAAGCCGCGTGCGCACAAGGCAACACCTCCCTCACCCTCACCCTCACCCTCACCTGCGCCCCCGCCGACGGAACCGCCGGCCGATCCCCGCCCGCCTGTCCCGGATGACGATGCGGCGCACTTCGACTTCGCCCCCACCGCGACGGCAGCTCCCGCGGGGGCCGGTCAAGGTGCGCCCGGTGCTCCCCCCGGTGACGACGAGCCGCCCGACGAGTGGGAACGCGATCTGCTCGAGAAGAAGGGCGACATCAGCCCGTGTCTCGCTAATGCGGAGCTGATCCTGTCGTGCATGCGCGAGTGGCGCGGCGCGATCGGCTACAACGAGTTCGCTGAGAAGACAGAGTTTCGCCGCCCGATTCCATGCGAGCGCAACGGACCGGACGCTGGGGAATGGACGGATCTGCTCGACATCACCACGGCCATTTGGCTTCAACGCAAGTGGGGGGTGGAGTTCAGCGCGAGTACCGTAGCGCAGGCGGTGGAGGTGCTGGCACGCAGACACCGCTTCCACCCCGTTCGCGAGGCACTCGAGGCGCTGCCGCCGTGGGACGGCGTGCGCCGCAACGCGCACTGGCTGAGCGACTTCCTGGGCGTGGAGCACAGCGAGTATGTAGCGTTGGTCGGGCAGTTCTTTCTTCGCGGCATGATCAAGCGCGTGATGGAGCCCGGCTGCAAGTTCGACTACTGCCTGGTGCTGGAAGGCGAGCAGGGGAGGGGTAAATCGACTGCCGCGCGCATCCTGTCCTGGCACTGGTTTGCCGATACCGACCTCGATCTGAGCAACAAAGACTCGTTGATGGCGCTGCCGGGCCACTGGGTCTATGAGATCGCGGAGCTGGGCTCGTTGATGAAGGCGGAGGAGCGCAAGCAAAAGTCGTTCCTCAGCCGGCAGGATGACGAGTATCGCCCCCCGTATGGCAAACGCATCATCAAGGTGCCGCGCCAGTCGGTGTTCATCGGGACGACCAACGAGGAGGAATACCTCAAGGACGCGACCGGGGCACGCCGATTCTGGCCGGTGATGTGCGCGGGCGATTTCGACCTCGACGGTCTGCTGGCCGTGCGCGAGCTGCTGTTTGCCGAGGCGCTGCACGACTACCGCAGCGGCGAACGCTGCTGGCCCACGCACGACGAGCAGCGCGCGCTGTTCAACCCTGAGCAGGCCAAGCGGGGCATGCCCGAGCCGTTCGAGGACTACCTGTACGACTGGGTCAATAAGCAGCCCGGCCCGTTCAGCATGGCGGACGTGGCTGCAGGCCCGCTCAATCTCACGCCGGACAAGCTCACCCCTGCGGTGGTGACACGCATCGGCATCACCCTCCGCAAGCTCGGCTGCGGGCGTAAGGAAGATCGGCTTGCCGCTGACCCGGGTCGCCGTCGTCTTTACACGCCGCCGAGTATTAATAAGGGTGTAAGCGATATTCGTGCCAGCGCAGTGCCGGTGCGGGTTTCACCGCCGTCGAGCGAAGGGGGCAGCCGTGCGCCGTTCTGATCGCTCTGTGGCTGCGTTCCCACCCTCCGCTCCCAACCTTCCCAGCCTCTGCGCAGAGGTTGGGAAGCTGCAGCCCGCGTCGTTGCTGAGGGTTCCCAACCTTCCCAGCCTTCCCAGCCTCGTCCCTCACGTGTGCGCGCCCGCGCGTGTACGAGGGCGCGGGGGCACACGCACGCCCCCGCGCGTGCACGCGTGTGCACCGGACAAAAAAAGGTTGGGAAGGTTGGGAAGGTTGGGAACAGGCAGTGTTGGTAAGGCTTCTGGCTTCCCACCCTCTGTCCTGAGGTTGGGAAGGTTGGGAATCAAGGCTGGGAAACGCGAGGAGGCAGTGCCGTGGAAACGATGAAAACGGTGATCGACAAGATGCGCAGCGACTTCGTCCGGGTGGCGGAGGTGCGCAAGGTGCGCGGCGACTGGAGCGAGGCCGACGAGAAGGAGATCGGCGCCGCGATCAAGGCCGCGGTGGAGAAGGGCGACCCCGACATGATCCTGAGCTGGGCTGCTTGGCTTGCAGACCTCTCGCATGCGATCGCGGCATGGGATCTGATCGTTCGCGGCAGCGTGGCGCGTATGCGCGCTCAGGCCCGCCAGGAACGCGAGGCGCGCGAACTGGCTGGGAAGGGGAAACGGTGATGGTGGCGAGGCTCAGCGTGAAGTCAGACATTGACCAGGTGATCGGTCGCGTGGCAAGGGCTGCGCCCCATGCGGTCGAGATCGCCACCCAGCGCGCGCTGCTGCACACGGCCCGAGAGGTGAAAAATGCCGAGGTTCGCGAGATGGGGCGCGTGTTCGATCGCCCCACCCGCTGGACCCTCAACAGCTTCCAGGTGCGGCTGGACAAGGCCGCGCTGCAGGCTCGCGTCGAGATCAAGGACGGCTACTGGTATCGGGCGGACAACTACCTGCAGACTCAGATTGAAGGCGGCAGCCGAAAGAGCAAGGCATTTGAGACTGCGCTGCGGCGGGTGGGCGTGCTTCCTGCGGGCTGGTTCATTGTCCCTGGTGAGAAAGCGTCGCTGGATGCGTTCGGGAACATCAGCGTTGGGCAAATCAGGCAGATCCTGTCGTGGTTCGATGCCGCTGAGATGGTTGCGGGCAGCATGCAGAACATGGGCGAAAGGGGCAGGGAGAAGCGTCGCAGAGGGACGCGCACCCGGCGAGGGTTCGAGTATTTCGTCGCGCAGCCCGGCAGCCGGGTGGGGCGCGGGTCATGGAAGAACGGGCGCCCTCAGAACCTGCAGCCGGGCGTGTATCGCCGCACTGCTTTCGGCTTCGGCTCCGCCATCGAGCCGATTCTGATCTTCGTGACCCGCGCCAACTACAAGCCCCGCTTCGACTTCTACGGAGTCGCGCAGCGCACGGTCGATCGTGAGTTCAAGCCACGCCTCGATGCCGCGCTGCAGTTCGAGCTCGACCGGCTGTCCGGCGCCGCGGGTCCTTCCAGATGACCACCAGCAAGGGTAATTCGAACCCCGTTCTTCCACTGTTTATCAACCTTCCTAAGGGGGTTCCGGTTTTGAGCACTCAACACGACATCATCGAGCACATCGACCCGGAGGCGCTGACGCCGCATCCGGATAACAGCATGAAGCACGGCGACGGGCAGATCACCCAGCTCGTGGCTAGCTTCGAGCAATTCGGCTTCAACGGAGTGATCGTCATCGACGAGAGCAACGTGGTGCTGGCGGGTCATGGGCGCCGATTGGCGGCGATCCGCGCCGGCATGAAGACGGTGCCCTGCCTGCGCCGTGCAGGGCTGAGCGAGGCACAGAAGCGCGCGTACATCATCGCCGACAACCAGATCGGCCGTAACGGCGAGTGGGACGAAGCCGTCCTGGCGCAGCAACTGGCCCTGTTGAAGGATGACGGCTTCGACCTCGATACGCTCGGCATCGGCGCGGACGCCCTCGCATCGTTGGCGGATCTCGGCGAGGCGCCGACGGAGCAGGCCTCGGATACGGAGAAGGCTCCGCCCGCCTCGCCTGCCATCAAGCGCCGCCGTGGCGTAGAGGCAATCGAGGATGTGATCAACGAGCGCGAGCGTCAGATTGCGGTCGAGGGCTGGGCACCTGCGCACGACGACAGGTATCAGGCGGGCGAACTGCCCCGTGCGGCGGCCTGCTACGCGCTGCATGGCTGCGCCCCGCAGCAGGACGATGGCTGCTCGTCGCAATGGCCGTTTCCGGCCGCATGGTGGAAGCCTGGCGCGCCGCGGCGCAACCTGGTGAAAGCAGCTGCGCTGCTGATTGCGGAGATTGAGCGCCTGGACCGCGACGCGAAGCGGCGGGCAGTGATCGCCGAGGCCGCTGCCAAGGCTGCCGCGAAAGCTGCCGAAAAACTTGACCGTGCCGCCGCAAAGAGCGAGCGCTAATCCGCCATGTCAGGCCATCTCAACCACGACACCGCCGCCCGGCTGCTGGATCTCACGCCGGGCGAGCTGAGCCGGCTCGTGGATCGGGGCGTTATCCCGCGTGTCGACAAGAACGCCTACAACCTGGCCCCGTTGGTGCACGCGTATGTACGCCATCTGCGCGACGAGGCCGGGCGGATCGAGCGCGCCCCCACGCAGGCAGAGATCGCCGCGCACCTGGATATCAGCGACAGACGTCTGCGCGAACTGCTGACCGAGTTCGGCCTCGACCACAAGCAAGTTCCCTTGGCGGAGATCCGCATCCGCTACCTGCGCAAGCTTCGGGAAGAGGCGGCTGGCCGGGCTGCAGCCGACGGCTCGATCGACCTGCCGACCGAGCGCGCCTTGCTCGCTCGGTCGCAACGCGAAGGGCAGGACATCAAGAACGCCGTCGCGCGCGGCACCTACGCCCCCATCGACGTCCTCACCGACGTGCTCTCCAACGCAGCCCAGTCTGCCGTGGATCACTTCGACCAGATCCCCGCCGGCATCAACCGCGTCTGCCCCGGCCTGCCGCAACCCGTGCGCGATCTGGTCATGAGCGAAATCGCTCGAGCACGCAACGAGATGGTCCGCAAGACGGCCTCGCTGATCGCCGACGCCCTGGACCCGTTCGACATCCAGGAAGACGACTCGCCCGACGCCTCAACGGAGGCCGACTGACCCATGACCGCACGACTGCCCACCGAAACCGTCGAGGCCCTGAAGCGCGCGATTGAAGCGGGCCTGCGCCCCCTCAAGGCCGACCCGCCCGTTCCCTACAGCGTCTGGGCCGCGGAGCACTTCGATCTGGACGAAGAGTCGAGCCACCAGCGCGGTCTGTTCGTGCCGTGGCCGTTCCAGATCGGTTGGATGGATGCCTTCTCCAACGACGACATCGAGGAGGTCGACGTCGAGAAGGCCAAGAGGGTGGGCTACACCAAGACCGTGGTCGGCTTCGCCGAATACAACGCATCTCACCGCCGCCGCAAGCTCGCCATCTGGCAACCCACCGACGACGACCGTGACAGCTTCGTCAAGTCCGAGATCTCGCCGTGTTTCGATATCTGTCGCGCGCTCGATCCCGTCCGCCGTCTCGGCCGCGACGACGACACCATGAAGTTCAAACGTTTTCGTGGCAGCGTGCAGCACTACCTTGGCGCCAAGGCCGCCCGCAGCTTTCGGCGCATCACCATCGCCGTGGCCATTCTCGACGAAGTCGACGCCATGGATCAGGTCGTCGAGAAGACCATCGACCCCGTCACCGGCGCCAAGGGCCGGCTAGAAGGCGCGCCGTTCCCCAAGCTCATCCTCGGCACCACGCCACGCCACAAGCTCACCAGCCACGTCCGCCGCCGCGTGCAGGCCGCCGAGGCCATCATGGAGTTCCGCATCGACTGCCCGCATTGCGAGCTCGATCACCCTCTGATGTGGGGCGGGTCAGAGGTCCGCCATGGCTTCAAGTGGGACAACGGCGACCCCGCCACCGTCCGCCACGTCTGCCCGCACTGCAACGAGTCCATCACCCAGGCCGACTACCTCTCCATCTGGGAAGCTGGCCGCTGGGTCAGCCGCTGCGGCGATTACCTCTACGACCACACCGCCAAGGTCTGGACCGACAGCCACGGCACCCCGCGCAAGCCCCCGCGCCACGTCGCCTTCGTTAACGTCTGGACGGCCTACAGCCCGCAGCGCGCCTGGTCCGATATCGCCCGCGAGTTTCTCGAGGCCCGCAAAGCACAGAAGCTCGGCGACAGCGGTCCCATGCAGGGCTTCAAGAACGAGACCCTCGCCGACGTCTGGGAAGAAGAATACGACCACACCGACGCCAGCCTGCTGCGTGCTCGTGCCCTCACGGACATCGACATCCCCCTGCAGCTCGTGCCCCAAGGCGCCTGCAAGATCCTGCTCGGCATCGACACCCAGCAAGACCGCTGGGAAGCCGTCGCCTGGGCCATCGGCGAGGGCGAGGAGATGTGGCCTATCGACTACCGCGTCATCTACGGCAACCCTGCTCAGCAGCAGGAATGGTTCGAAAAGCTCAACCCCGTCATCGAAGCCACCTACCGCCACATCAACGGCCACACCATGCCCATCGACGCCGTCGGCATCGACACCGGCGGCACCAACTGGACGCACCAAGCCTACACCTACTGCCGCGCCATGAACGCCCGCAAGGTCTTCGCCACGAAGGGCGACCAGGCGCTTGGCGCCCCGATCAAGATGAAGCCCAGCTGGGTGGATGTGAACGCCTTCGGCAAGACGCTCAAGCGCGGTATCAAGCTCTGGCGCATCTGCGTCGACACCGCCAAGGATCTGCTCCATGGCCGGCTCGATAAGGTCAAGCAGCCCGGCCCCGGCTATATCCACCTCAACCGCCACCTGCCGCCCGAATGGTTCGACCAGCTCACCGCCGAGCACCGCATCAAGGTGCGTATGGCCCACGGCTGGGCAGACCGCTGGGTATGCCCCAGCGGGCACCGCAACGAGGTGCTCGACTGCACCGTTATCGTGCTGTTCCTAGCTCAGGCCATGGGCTATCACACCACGCCCGCCAGCACTTGGCAAAAGTGGCGGGATGCCCTCGCGCCCGACCTGTTCAGCGCGCCCGCGCCTGCACAGGCACACCCGCCCGCTCCGCAAACACGCACTGAGTTGCCTCGAGCACCGACTACGCCCAGCCCTACCCCCATGGCCGCGCTCCTCGCCCGCCGCCAGGCCGCGGCCAACCCCACACCGGAATCGTCATCATGGCTGTAGAGATCAACGACCACGAAGAGGCCATCATCGATGCCGTGCGCGAAACGGTGATGGAAATGCTCCGCGACCAGGAGGTCGAGATCATCCGGCGCATCCGCGCGCGCATCGGCGGCGAGCAGTTCTACCTTCCCAAGGACGGGCGCGACAGCCAGCGTGCCGGCCGTGACGCCGCCATCCGCGCGGAGCGCGCCGCGGGGCTCAGCATCCGGGCGCTGGCCAAAAAGCACAACATCAGCCCCAGCCACGTGATGCGCGTCCTGCAAACGTCTGCAGAAGGGCCAGCAGCGCGATGACCGCCAAGGTGTACCGTCTTTTCCTGAAAGACGGTACACCCCCGCCAGCACGATACGCTGGCCATGGAAACCCTAGCCGAACTCCAAGCCCAGCTTGCTGCCGCCCAAGACGCCCTTGCCCGTTTGCGCGAGGGGCGCATGGTGCGCGCGGTCCAGATCGACGACGTCCGCCGCGAGTACGCCACCCCCAAGGTGGAAGAGCTCGAGCGCACCGTCGCCACCCTGCAATCCCGCATCGCCGCGGCCGGTGGTGGCGGAAGCCGGCGCCGCGGCCTCGTGGTGGTGCTATGACGGCACTCCCCCGATCGAAGCCGCACTTGCGCCCACGCACCGCGGCCAGCGCCTATACCGCCGCCAGCCACACCAACCCCGACCTCAAATCCTGGCAGCCGGCCATCGCCAGCGCCGACGCCGAGCTGCTGCCCGAGCTCGGCACCATCGTCGCGCGCTCACGCGACCTCGTGCGCAACTCGGGGATCGCCGCCGGCGCCGAGCAGACCATCGTCGACAACGTCGTCGGAACCGGCTTGCGCCTCAACGCTGCGCCCGACTGGCGCGCCCTCGGCATCGACCGCGACGCGGCCGAGGCCTGGGCCAACAACGTCGAAGCCTACTGGCGCATGTGGGCAGACACCACCGCCTGCGACACTACCGGCCGCATGACTTTCGCCGACCAGACCGCCCTGGTCGCGCGCAGCGTCTTCCAGTCCGGCGCCGCGCTGGCCTTGCCGCTGTGGCTGCCCGAACCCGGCGAGCCTTATGCGCTGCGCCTGCAGATCCTCGACCCCGATCGCCTCTGCAACCCCAACCACGCCCCCGACCGCGACGGCCTGCGCGGCGGCATCGAGGCCGATCGCTACGGTCGCCCCCAAGCCTACTGGCTGCGCAGCACGCACCCCTTCGAAGGCTTCAGCCTACGCAGCGCCGCCGGCGAATGGCGGCGCATTCCCGCCCGCACCGAGTGGGGCCGCGCGCGCATCATCTACTGCGCCCCGATCACCCGCCCCGGGCAAACACGCGGCGTCCCCGCGCTCGCTGCCGTGATGCGCCAGTTCAAGGTGCTGGGCGACTACCAGAGCGCCGAACTCAAGGCAGCCGTCGTCAACGCCATGGTCGCCCTGGTCGCAGAAACGCCGATGGATTCCGAGGCCCTCGCCACGCTCTTCAGCGGCGACAGCGAGTTCGCCAGCCTCCTGGCCGCCCGGGGCGAGGTCAAGCCCAAGGAAGGCATGATCATCCCGCTGCTGCCCGGCGAGCGGCTCAACGCCGTCGCCCCCGCGCGCCCGGCCGCAGCCTTCCCCGCCTTCACCATGGCGGTCATGCGGCACATCGCCGCCGGCCTCAACATCCCCTACGAACTGCTGCTCAAGGACTTCTCTCAGACCAACTACTCCAGCGCCCGTGCCGCGCTGCTCGAAGCCTGGCGCTACTTCAAGAGCCGCCGCGCCTGGCTGGCTGCCCACTGGGCGCGGCCGGTCTATGAACTGTGGCTGGAAGAAGCCATCAGCAAGGGCCACGTCGACGCGCCGAACTTCTACGCGCGCCGCGCCGCATGGAGCCGCGCGCGCTGGATCGGCCCCGGCCGCGGCTGGATCGACCCGGTCAAGGAGGCCAACGCCTCCGAGACCCGCCTGCGCATCGGTATCACCACCCTCGAGGATGAATGCGCAGAGCAGGGCGCCGACTGGGAGGAAGTCGCCGAGCAGCGTGCGCGCGAGAAGGCCAAGCTCGACGAACTGGGGCTCGACCAAGCCACAGCGGCGCCGGATGCGGCGCCCGGCAGCGCAGCGGACGACGAAGATCAAGGCGAAGACGACGCGGATGACGCACGCGACGACGATTCCGAAGATCAACGCCAGCGCGCAGAGCGGGCCCTCGACAGCCGGGTGCTCGATCTTCTCGGGGGGCACTCGTGAGTCTGCTGCGCAGTAAGGCCTTGCTCGCCGTCGTGGCCGAGCGGGTCGCGGCGGCGGAACGCAAGCTCGCGGACCTCCTCGCACGGCAGCTGGAGCGCGGCGAGCCGGGTGCGCCCGGACCCGCAGGCGAGCGCGGTGCCGAAGGCCCTCGCGGCGCACCAGGGCATCCGGGCCCCCGCGGCGAAAAGGGCGAGCCCGGCCCGATGGGGCCGAGAGGCGAGAAGGGGCCACAGGGCCCGCCCGGCCCGGCAGGCCCCCCTGGAGAGAAAGGCGATCGAGGCCCGCAAGGCGAACCGGGCCCAGTCGGTCCGGCGGGCCCCGCCGGGCGGGCAGGCGATGTCGGCCCCACGCCGCGCCACGAATGGCGCGGCTCCAAGCTGCGCTTCGAGCAATCCCCCGGCACCTGGGGAGACTGGACGGACCTGCGCGGTCCCCGGGGCCCGGTCGGCCCGGCGGGCGGCGGTGGGGGATCCGGTGGCGGCGACCTGGCCCGGCTACTGCCCGGTGGCGCGCACGTGGAGCCCGCCGGTCTTGCCGTCCTCCAGGCTGGCCAGTGGGTGCAACTCCCCTGGACCGCCTTCATCAGCATGATCGAAGGGGCCCTCGAAATGGGTGAAACCAACATGGCGCGCCGCGTTGACTTCGTCGGCGACACGCTGATCTACCGCGGCGAGGCCGCCCCCGGTGCCGACGAGGCAGCCCCCGTCTGGCGCATCAAGCGCATCCAGTTCGGCGCAGATGGCGACGTCACCGAGACCTGGGCAGATGGTGTCGCCGAGTTTGCACACGTCTGGACGGACCGTGCTTCGCTGACCTACCTGTAACCATAGTGACCGCCTACCTCTGGAACCTCCTCATCGCCCTGGATCAATTCGCCAACGTGCTGTTGCCCCCGATTCTGAACCTGATCTTGTGCCCCACGGTGGCGCGCTTCGGCCATCTCGACGAGACGATCTCCAGTGTGCTCGGCAAGAACGAGGAGTCGGGGGCGTGCGTGGGTTGCAGGCTGATCTGCCGACTGCTGCACATCTTTGATCCGGGCCACTGTGACAAGTCAATTGAACGTTACGAGGGTGTGGCATGAAGACCTATCGCGTAGTTCGCAAATCTGACGGTGCGCTCGTCTATCAGTACCAGTCCGAGACTCCTGTCGAGTGGTCGGGAATGAGCTTTGAGGAGTGCGATCACGTCGAAGAGCCGCAAGAGGTTTCGCCCGAGGCGGACACGCGCGTCTTTGGTGGTCGCCGTCGTCTGACCAAGCTCGAATTCGTTGCGCTGCTTGGCGACGCCTTCCCGGCAATTCTGACTGCTGCCAAGTCCAGCGTTCAGGCAGAGGCGTGGGTGAAGGTCGTTGAGTTGGCAACGCCCGACCCCGACACCTACTCGATTGACCTCGACGACCCTCGCCTTGAGCTGGGCCTGCGGGCGTTCGAGGCAATGAATGTGATCGATACCGGAACTACCGAGCGAGTGCTGAATGGCTGACAGATACTGTGATCATGGCGCCTACGGGGCGTCGAACCGTCTGGGTCTGAACAACCCCGTCTGGGGTGTGCCCCAGGATGGCGACGGCACCTCTCCGAGCGTATCGACCACTGCAGGCACCGCATTGATCTCGTTCAGTGCCACCCCGACGAGCGGCACAATCTCGGTGTGCGGCGTCACGATCAGCACTTCTGGCGTGCTCAATGCTGCAAGCGCAGATGCTGCAGCCAACGCCCTGGCGACGAACATCAACGCAACGACAACTACGGTTGCAACAGGCGTGTCTGCAGGCGTGCCTCAGTTGCGCAACATGGTCTTCGCTCGCGGCCCCTCGGGCGGTGCTCCGTCAGGTACGTGTCAGATCATGATGCGCGTGGGCGCGACCTCGCTCAACCACGCAACGAACCCGCTTTGCCTGATCGCCACCACGTTCAACAACGTGACCTCGAACGCGGCAAGTCACCAATTTTCCGGTGGCGTTGGCGGGTGCTGGGGCTGGGTCTGGAACCTCGAGACGGCACTCGGCGTTGCGAGCTCCATCATACCGACAGCCTACGGTGTGATCGGTTCTTCTCGCCCTATCGGTGGCACCGTCGCAGATGGTGACGTGGTGCATATCCGGGCTGGAAAGCTCGTCGCATTCACCGAATCGACCAGTCGAGAGTTCCACACGATGTACCAATGCGGGACTCCGCAGAACCCCGTCGAGTTTCGCGTCGATGACGGCACTGTATGGACTGCCGATGCGGGTCAGAACCTTGTGTTCGAGTTCAACTATGGCGGCGGTCTGACGACTGCATTTAACCTCGTTCACGCAATCCATCAGAATTCGCAAGTGATCTTTTCGGGCGCGAAGTACGCGAACGGCACTCGCAACTGGCGTTGGATTGGTAACAGCAATAGTCCCTCCAACTATATGTGCAGTCTGCGATGGCTGCCAACTCCGGCGCTGTTCAAGAACTTGCATATCGAGGATGCGGGCACCGCGACCAACAACGGCGCACTTCGCTTGATGCAGGCGGGCGTCACGTTGCCTGCGAGCAAATGCGCCGTCTTTGAAGATTGCTTCGTCGGGCTCGCTCGCAACCGAACCATCCAGTTCCGCCAAGCGAACTATCGCGGCAAGGTTCGCTTTATCGGGTGCCACATCGACATGAAGCTCGCTGTGGCGCCGGCAGACGTAGTCATTGAAATGACCTCCGGCCAGGCGAACATTGTCGAGATCATCGGTACGAAATTCACCGGCTTTGTGTCGGGCTCGACTCTGTTTTCGCCCAACGGAAGGACGCTTTTCTACATCCTCAACTCCGAGCTTGGCAACATCACCAAGTTGGGCGCATCGGCGATGGGACGTGATCTTCTGGCCTCTGAAGAATTCGTTTGGGTCAATCAGGTCGTCAATAGCGCTCAGAAGGGTTACTTCTTCTACGAGGACAACCTGGGCCAAGCATCCTGGGATCCGAATTCGAACCAGCCGGTCCTGAACGCGCTTCTGATCGATGGCGTGACTAAGACTTCGCTCCGGGCAAATACCACCAGCGTGTCGTCTTTGCTCAGTCGGACTAGCGCATTCAGACTCCCGCCTATCGTCAAGGTCAATACGCTGGGTGATACGCCCATTCAGTACGCGCTGGAGTTCCTGGCTGACAAGACCCTTCCGGCCCCGACCGGGAGCACGATCTGGGTTGAGTGCCTGTACGTCGATTCCACTGGTGCTCATCGCACCGAAAGCACCTTCGGAGGCGCAATTGCGGCATCTGGCGTCTCTTGGTATCCAGAAGACGTGAGTGGTTCGCCGTTCTTCGGTGCGCTGACCTACAACAAGCATCGAATCTCGGCAAGCACTTCGGCCCCGGTCAAGGCCGGCACCGAGGTCACGTTCGTAGTGAGCGTGTGTCAGCCCTCTTCGAACGCCGCGCAGTTCTATTTCTTCGATCCGTCGCCGTCGATGGGGGCTGCCTAATGCTTGGCGTCTTTTCTGGCGGGCCTGGTTGCGTGCCTGGAATCACGCACTACCCGCAGTATCGCGGGCGCGTATCCACGAACGCTGGCGGTGCGCTTCTTTCTAGACAGACGCTGCCGGAAGACCCTGCCGGCACCTACACCCTGCGTCTCGAGAACATCGTTCCTGGTTCCAGATTCCGAGTCGAGGCTGACCAGTCCGGCGTGGCGCTCGCGGACGGCATCGCAACTCAGTCAGTTGTGAGTATTCCTCTCCAGCTTTACGCGGCTGGCAGCCCACTCAACAGTTTGCGCATCAAGGTGCGCAAGGCCAGCGAAGAGCCGTACTTCCGGCCTTTCGAGTCTCAAGCCACAGCGCAGTCCGGGGTTGTGACTGTTTTCGTTTTCCAAGAACCCGATGAATAAAGGAGCCATACATGGCAATCACTGCATCTGATTTCTCGGTTGCCCTTAACGGCGACCTTCGTTCCATCGCTGGCAGCACCGTCTATACAGCACTTGAACTGCACGCTTGGTTGCAAGACCTTGCGGACAACCCTGCGCCAACCAGTGACGATCAGGTCTCGATCCTAGGCGCAAACCCTTCGGAGCTGGCGGGTAAGCGAAACGCCCTGCGTCCGATGGCGGTCACGCTGCTCAACGGCATCAACGTCGATGACACGACCAGCCGCCGCTTCAAGTTCGGCTCCATTGAGCAGCAGAATGGGCAGGTGCTCTACACCGGCCTGAAGACCATCGGTACGGTGCCGGGTGACGCCTCGATCTACATCGTCCAGAACAACGCCAAGATCAACGGTGGCACGAAGTGGTGGCCTGCTGGTCCGATTCAGACGCTTGTCAAAGCAAGAGCCGCAGGCACGCTGATCGCCGGTAACACGGTGGCCGGCACCGCCCAGCCCGCAGGCTACGCAACGGTGTTCGCCCGCGAGTTCGGTCGTACGTACTCGCACTTCGACGCGGACCTCGGTCCAGGCTCGGAGCAACAGGCTGCGCTTTCTGTCTCGACCGACCCGAACATCACACTGTCTTCGGCTCAGGCCCAAGCCAAGTTCGCAGACATCACTATCACCGTCGGCACAACCAACCAGACGCTAGGCGGTGTCACCAAGGAATATCGCGGCACGATCACGCTGGCGAACGGCATCACAGTGGCTGAAGCCTATCAGGCGCTCCAGTGGGCTACGTCCGAGTCCTCGGCGGCGACGATCAACGGTGAACCTGGCTGGCGCTACCGCAAGCTGCTCAGTGCCTACCCTGAGAACCAAGCGGCGCCGTTCGGCACCTTCGCGGGCGGTAAGCTCTTCGTCGCACAGGGTTGGTGGCTCGCTGGCGTGCTGCCAGCCGACTCGAAGAACTACCAGTTGATCTCGCACGACGGCACGACCGTGACTCCGCCGACGACCATCGGCGTGACCGTGGGCAACCTCGTGGTCGGAGACTACGTGATCGCGGCCAAGGACGACGGCGCGGGCAGCTTCGATTTCACGCACTCCGCGACCGGCTCCGCCGCCGCCACGACTGTGACGCTATCGCCCGCCCCGGACGCCAGCCAGCCCGCCACGGGCACGATCCGTATCAACGGCAACAAGCACAGCTACACCGGCAAGTCGGGCAGCACGCTAACCGGCCTGTCGCCCGCGATCCCGACAGGTGGCTACAGCACCGCACCGGCCTTCTTCACATATATCGACAAGGTGGCGGCATCTGCGTCCGAGTCGTCCGCGCCGTTCAACTACGTGAGCACTTTCAACATGCGTGCACGGGTTCGCAATGGCAACGACGTGAGCGCTATCGTGCCGTTCGAGTCGGTGTTCTCGGTGACGGAGGCCGGCGGCTCGGTGAACTCTGTTCGGACCGCAGACGTTTAAGGGTCGACCATGACCATCACGGTCGATTTTCCCGCCTCCCGCATTCGAGTGTCGTCCGACCAGACGGCGCTCGATGTGGGCGCGCTCTACGCCGCGATCAAGGACGCCCAGGACAGCGAGACCGGGGTGATGTACGCACCGATCGCTGCCGGGGCGGGCCGGTTCGACCTGGGTGGGGGGCGCATTTCCGGCCTCGTCGTGCGGTTGAATTCACCGTGGCAGGTTGAGTTCTTGGGCTCGGGTCAGCGCACGGTCGACGGTGGCACGCTGATGGGTGGAGCAGGGGGCCAGCCGGTGGCTGTGACCGAAGGCACGCAAGTGGTATTGAACCGGCCGGCAGACGCCTTTGGAGTCAGCACCAGCGGCACCCCCGCGCCCACCGCCGAGGAGGTGGCCAATGCCGTTGCCGCGCGTCTGTCCGCTCTCACGTTGAAGCAGTTCATCGCGCTGAGCTGACCGTGTTTGCCCGGTGTACCGTCTTTTCCTGAAACACGGTACACCCCCGCCCGCACCATGCGGGCTATGCGAAACCTTGCCTACCTCGCCGGTCGCCTCTACAACACCCCGCTGCTGATCCACCCGGACAAAGCAGAGGTCATCGAGCGCGTGTTCGCCGCCAAGCTTGGCGCCGACGTCCTGCTCCAGGACACGGCGGACATCGAGCGCCCATCGCCCGAAGCCGTCGCCTACGCATCCCCGCGCTACGCCGACAAGCCCTACATCGTCACCGAAGGTCAGGTCGCCATCATCCCGGTCATGGGCTCGCTCGTGCAGCGCGCCGGCGGTCTGGACGCCCTGTCCGGCCTCACTGGCTACAACCGCATCGAGCGCCTCTACCGCCACGCACAGGCCGACCGCGATGTACGCGGCGTCCTGCTCGAGCTCGATAGCCCCGGCGGCGAGGGCGCCGGTCTGTTCGACCTTGCCGACCTTCTGCGCAACGCCGCCAAGCCGGTCTGGGCGGCCGTCAATGAAATGGCCTTCTCCGCCGGCTACGCCATTGCCGCCGCCGCGCAGCGCATCAGCGTCACCCGCACCGCCGGTACCGGCTCGGTCGGTGTCATCGCCCTGCATATGGACCAGTCCGAGCGCGACGCCAAGGACGGCCGCCGCTACACCGCCATCTACGCCGGCGCGCGCAAGAACGACTTCTCCAGCCACGAGCCGCTCTCCACCGATGCGCGCCAAGTGCTGCAAGCCAGCATCGACCGCATGTATGCCCTATTCGTCGATCACGTCGCCGCCGCCCGCAGCATGAAGCCCGAGGCGGTGCGCGCCACCGAGGCCGGCCTCTTCGAAGGCCAGCTCGCGGTCGACATCGGTTTTGCCGACGTCGTGCAGCCCTTCAACGACACCCTGCTCGAACTCGAACAGCACGTCGCCGGCACTCGCACCCAGTTTTCAAACCAGGGCATCGCTGCCCGCCACACAGGAGTTCGTTCTATGAACGGCACCGAGAACCCCGCGGCGGGGGGCGAAACCGCCAACACCGGCTTCACCCAAGCCGACCTCGATCGCACCCGCGCCGAAGCCCACGCCGCAGGCGTCAAGGCCGGCGCGGAAGCCGAGCGCACCCGCATCACCGGAATCTACGGTCATGCCGAAGCCGCTGGCCGCCGCGCCATGGCCGACAAGTGCGTTTCGATGGGCCTCACCGTCGAGCAAGCCGGCGAACTGCTCGCAGCGGCGCCCAAGGAAGCCGCCCAGGCCGCTGCCGACCCGCTGTCGCGCGCCATGGGCGGCATCCCCAACCCCGCCATCGGTGCCGACCCCGCCGACCCGACCGAAACCACCGCAGAAGCCGAGGCCGCGAAGATCGTCGCCTTCGCCTCGCGCCGCCCCAAGTAAGGAGCCCGCGTCATGCATGCCTCGTTCTCCAAGGACGCCTACGCGCCCGACAACCTCATCGCCGGCAATGCCGACCTGCTCATCTCGCGCAAGGTCACCATTCCCTCCGGCCAGACCAACCTCAAGCGCGGGGCCCTGATGGGCAAGATCACCAGCGGCGGCAAGTACGTGCTCAGCCTCTCCGCCGCTACTGACGGCAGTCAGACGCCCGACGCAGTGCTCGCCCACGACGTCGGCACCACCACCGCCGACACCGAAGCCCTGATCTATGTGCGCGGCGACTTCCAGTCCGCCGCCATCACCTTCGGCGCCGCCCACACCGCCGCCAGCGTGCGCGAAGGCCTGCGCGCCAAGGGCATCAACCTCATCGACACCTTCGGAGCCTGACCACCATGGATCTGTTCTCGACCAACGTGCTCGCGGCTGCCGTAGGCAGCCTCTTCACCCCGCAGACCTTCCTGCTCGACAACTTCTTCCCCACCATCCAGACCGAGCAGTCGGAAGAAATCCACTTCGACATCGACACCGGCAAGCGTCGCGTGGCGCCGTTCGTCTCGCCGGTCGTGGCCGGGCAGGTGGTCGCCTCGCGCGGCTTCCACACCGCCACCTTCAAGCCCGCGTACATCAAAGACAAGCGCGTCTTCGACGTCAACCGGCCGTTCAAGCGCGCCATGGGCGAGCAGATCGGCGGCGCCCTCGCGCCCGCCGACCGCCTGCGCGCCATGCTCGCCACCGAGCTCGAGGACCAGATCGGCATGGTCACCCGCCGCATGGAGCTGATGGCTGCTCAGGCCATGCGCACCGGCAAGGTCATCGTCACCGGCGACCAGTACCCCACGGTCGAGGTCGACTTCCAGCGCGACGTCGCGCTCACCGTCGTGCTCACCTCTACCTCCCGCTGGGGCGAATCCGGCGTCAAGCCGCTCGACAACCTGCAGGCCTGGTCGCTACTGGTCACCCAGAAGTCCGGCGCCCGTCCGCGCACCGTCGTGATGGACGTCGAGGCCTGGAAGCTCTTCGCGGCCGATGCCGACGTGCAGAAGCAGCTCGACCGCTTCCGCGGCAATGCCACCCTCGAACCGGTCAAAACCGGCGCGGGCGGCAGCTACATGGGCAGCGTCGGCGACTTCGATATCTACGTCTATGCCGACTGGTACGTCGACCCGGCCGACGGCCAGGAGAAGCCCATCCTGCCCGCCTACACGGTCATCCTCACCTCGCAGGAAGTGCAGGGCACGCGCGCCTTCGGCGCCATCCGCGACGAAGCGGCCGGCTTCCAGGCCGTGCCGTACTTCGCCAAGTCGTGGGTGAACGATGACCCCGCCGTGCGCTACCTGCTCATGCAGTCGGCCCCGCTCACCGTGCCGTACCGCGTCAATGCCTCCATGGGCGTCACCGTCCGCTAACCGGGAGACTGGACCATGAAGCTCACCGCACGCATCACCCTGCACACCCCGAAAGGGGTGGTGCAGCCCGGCGAATCCATCGAGATCAAGGACAAGGACGAAGCTGCGTACCTGATCTCGATCGGCGCGGCGGCCGATCCCGCCGCATCCGCCGCGCCTGTCGCGACGGACGAAGCCGTCCAGCCCCCCGAGGCCTGATCAACGTGCTCGACGTTTCCGCACTCAAGCGCCAGGCCTACGCCGACCTCGGCGAGCCGGTCACTCCGGCTGCCGGGGCAGTGTTCTACGCCCTGTTCCGGCTGTCCGACGTCGACCCGCTCGGGGTGCCTTCCGTCGCCGGCGACTGCGAGCTGCGCTACCTGCTCGAATCGGCCGCGCTTGAGGTAGGAGACGTGCTCACCCTCCGCGGCCAGCAGTACCGCGTCGCCGACGACCCCTACCGCATCGGCGACGGTCGCGAGGCCGTTGTCCGTCTGCGTGAGGTCGCCGCCTGATGTTCGCCCTCGAATCCCCGCTTCTCGCCCGCCTGCAAGCTGACTCAGCCCTCGCCGGCTGGTCGGTGCGCAGCAGCGCCGCCGAGACCACCCGGCGCCCGCTGCCGGCCGTCGAAGTGCAATGCGAGGGTGCCGACATCACCGACGCTCGCAACACCGCGGTCGCCGTCGGCGTCACCTGGGGCGTGCACCTCATCGCCCAGTACAGCCCCACCGCGTTCGCCGAGCTCGACGCCGCCTTCGCTGCTGTCGTCGCCCACCTGCACAACTGGGCACCCGGCACGCACGGCGGTCGCGCCTGGCAGCGGCTGCAGCTCCAGCAAGTGCAGCGCGAGACCACCGACCAGGGCCTCATCGCATACAGCCTCATTTTCAAGACATCCGCCCGCTACGACGGGCAACCGTAACTTCAGGAGATCGTCATGGCTCTGATCCACACCAGCAACGAGTACCAGATCCCGCGCGGGCGTGTGTACTTCGACCCCCGTAACGCCCTGGATCAACTCACCGGCGAGGAGGCGTTTGGCAACTGCCCGTCGTTCGCGATCAGCATCGAAACCGAGAAGCTCGAGCATTTTTCCAGCGAAACAGGATTGCGCGAGAAAGACGACAGCCGTGTCGTCCAGGTCAACCGCACCGCATCCCTCACCTGCGACAACGTGAGTTTCGACAACCTCGCGCGTTATCTCTCGGGCCAGATCGAAACCGTCTCGCAGACCGCCGATGCAGTCAGCGCTGTCACCATGGCCGTAGTGCCCGGCCGCTACTATCAGCTCGGCCGTAGCGACACCAACCCTGCAGGCCATCGCAACATCTCGGCCCTGGTCGTGACCAACGAGGCCGGCACCACCACTTACGACGCGGGCGATGACTACGCGGTCGACCTCGTCAAGGGTCGTCTGCAGATCTTGGCCGGCGGCGACATTGTCGCGGGCAACATCAAGGTCAGCTACACCAAGGGCGTCAAGTCCTGGAAGCGCATCAAGACCGGCGCCGCATCCGAGCTGCGGGGCGCAATCCGCGTCGTCTCGGACAACGCCGGCAGCACCAACCGCGACTACTACATGCCGCTGGTCACGCTCAAGCCCGCCGGCGAGCTCCCGGTGATCGCCGAAGAAGCCGAGTACGTGACCATGGAATTCGAGCTTGAGGTGCTGACCCCGCCCAACGGCTCGGCCATCTATCTCGACGACGCCCCGGTCGCCGAGTAACCCGATCGCCAGACCAGAGCGCCTTGCACCGCAGGGCGCTCGAGCCTGCCGACCTGTACCGCGCCATGACCGAGCCCGCATCCACCACCACCGCAGCAGCCACCGCCGGCAGCATCATGATTGCTGGCCTGGCCACGGGCCTGCCCGCCGAGCTGATTTTCCCTGCGTTCGTGGGGTCGCTGTGGGCGCTGCGCACGGCCGACCAGGGCGGCCCCTGGGCGCGCGCCTTGCAAGTGCTCATCGGCACCCTTTTCGCAGCCTGGACGGCGATGCCGCTGGCGCTGTTCGCGGCCACGCTCGCGCCCGAGTCGGCTGGTGTCAGCCCTGAGCTATTGCGTTACCCCGTGGCGTTCGCGCTCGGGTGGGGCGGGCTCAGTATCCTGCTCGACCGCATCGGTCGATTCATGGGGGGGCTGCAATGACGCCGGCTGTCCTGTTCGTGGTTCTCGAAGTGGCGGCGGGCTGCGTCATCGCCTGGCAGTCCATCGCGCACCTCAACCGCATGAGCCGCTGCACACGCCTGCCCATCGTCCTGGGCTGGGTGCTGCTCGGCGGTGCCGCCGCGGCGATCGTTGCCGCAGTACTCGCCGGGCACACTGCGCCCGATCTCTACAGCGCCGCCACGCTCGCCGGCGTCGCGCTACTCGTTGCCGCAGACAAGAGGCGTCTATGATCACCGCGCTCATCAACCGGATCACCGGGCTGCTGCGGCCGTCGCCGTCGCCGGCAAACCATCCGCCCAGCGCCCCGGAATCGGTCATGCTGCCGCCGGCCGATCTCGTCACCCCTGCGCTGCTCGAGCGCCTGGGCGCCAGCCGTGCCAACGCCGCCACCTACGCCGCGCCGCTCAGCCGCGCGGCGCGCGAGTACGGTATCACCGCCCCTCGTCAGCTCGCGGCGTGGCTCGCCAACCTGGCGCACGAGAGCGGCCGGTTTGCCACTCTCGAAGAGCGCCTGGGCTACACCGCCCCGCGCCTGGCCGCGGTTTGGCCTGGCCGCTATGCCGTGCGCGGCCCCAACGGCGCGTACGTGCGCGATACCGCCGGCACCGGCTACCAGCCCAACGAGCTCGCGCGCAGCATCGCGGGCAGTCCGGTGCAGATCGCAAACCTCACCTACGCCGATCGCCTGGGCAACGGCCCGGCCGAGTCCGGCGACGGCTGGCGATACCGCGGGCGTGGTCTCATCCAGATCACCGGCCGCGCCAACTACCGCGACTGCGGCGAGGCGCTCGGCCTGCCGTTGCTCCTACGCCCCGAGCTGCTCATCGAACCCGAACACGCCGCGCGCTCTGCCGCCTGGTTCTGGGCCCGCAACGGGCTCAACGCTCACGCCGACGCCGGCCGGCTCGACCAGATCACACGCCGCATCAATGGCGGTCTCAATGGCCATGGCGACCGCGTCAGCCTCTACGAGATCGCCCTTGGCCACCTGGGAGGGGCCTGATGTGCTACCCGCCGCTTATCGTCTTCCTGCCGCTCTGGTGGCTGTCGCAGTGGCAGCTTGGGGCGTTTACGACCTCGGCCGCACGGCTGGCCGCGATGACTGTGCCGCGCGCATTGCCGCGGCTGCGGTCGCCGCTGCTGACGCTGCACGTGCAGACGCAGCGCTTGAATCCGACCGCCGGCACGCGGCCGCCCTACAGCATGCACAGGCCGCCGCTGCGGCTCGTGAGCGCCGACTGAAAGGTCAGCTCGATGCCCTGCGCGAAACGCCTCGCCCCGATTGCGGCCTGCCTGCTGGCCGCCTGCACAACTACAACGCCGCCATCGATGCTGCCAACGCCCCCGATGCGCCCCACGGCCTGCGCGCAACCCTGCCCGCCACTACCCAATCTGGGCAGTAACGACGAGATCGCCGCAGTGATCTGGACGCACGAACTCATCGACGCCGCCGGCCAGTGCAGACGCCTGCACGCTGAATGCCGGAGTGCACGCTGACCATGGCTCGCAACCCCGTTACCCGCATCATCATCACCGCCAGAGACGAGGCCTCGGCGGTGTTCGGTGGGCTCAAAACAAAAGCTGCGGCCGTGGCGACAGCCATTGCCGGCTACTTTGGCGTGCGCATGTTCGGCGACGCGCTGGGCAGCGCGCGCGAGTTCGAGTCGGCCATGTCTCGCGTAGCCGCCGCATCCGGCGCCACGGGTGCCGAGCTCGCATCCCTACGCCGCGCGGCCGACGAGGCCGGCACCAACACGCGCTACACCGCAACAGAGGCGGCCAACGCGCTCGAGACGCTGGCCAAATCCGGCCTCAACGCCTCGAGCGCGGTCGAGGCGTTGCCCGCGGTGCTCAACCTGGCGCAGGCCGGCGGGGTAGGGCTCGCCGAGGCGTCCGAGTTTGTCACCAAGGCCGTCAACGGCATGGGCCTGTCGTTTGCCGAAGCAGGGCGCGTAGCCGACGTGCTGTCTGCGGGCGCCAACGCCAGCAACACCAGCGTGCAGGGGCTCGCGGGTGCGCTGTCGTATGCTGCGCCGGTGGCCAACGCGCTCGGGCTCAGCCTCGAGGATACGGTCGGCATCATCGGCAAGTTTGCCGACGCCGGCATTGACGCCAGCCGCGCCGGCACCGCGCTCAATAGCATTCTCAGCCAGTTCGCCAACCCGGCGAGCAAGTTCCGGCAAGAGCTCGCCGCCGCTGGCATCACCACCAGCGACTTCAACACCGCCCTGCGCGAGCTCGCGGCCGCCGGGCCCGAAGGTCAGCGCGCCGTGCTGGCCGTGGGTCAAGAGGCGGGCCCCGCCCTGCGTGCGCTGCTCAACCAGGGCATGGGCGCGCTCGACGAGCTCACCGCCAAGCTGCAAGACGCCGCCGGCAGCGCCCAGGCCACTGCGGCGGTCATGAACAACAACCTCGACGGCGCCATGACCGGCCTCGGCTCGGCGTGGGACGCACTGCGCCGCGCGTTTGTCGAGCCCCTGCTGCAGCCCATTACCGAGCAGGTCAACCGCCTGGCTGGCGGTCTGCGCAATTTCGTGACCGGGGGCACCGCAAAGGCCTTTGGCGATGCGCTCGTCAGCGCCTTCCAAGCGGGCGCAAAGTGGGCCGAGGAGTTCGTCGGCAAAATCGACTTCGACGCCGTAGCCGCGCGCCTGAGCACGCTGGCCAGCGAGGTGGGCGCCTTTTTTGCTCGCCTGGGCGAGCAAGCCACGGACGCCGGAAACCGCGTCCAGCTCGCCTACGGCGTCATGTCTGCCGGTATCAACACTGTGCTGGCGGCGGTCTACAAGCTCGGGCAGGGCATGTCGTGGCTCACGTCCGCGTTCCTGGCTGACCTCGCGCTGATCACCCAGGGGCTGGCCAAGATCACGTTTGGCGACGTGAGCGCCGGGTTTGCACAGGCGGCTGCATCAATGCGTGAGCAGGCCCAGGCGGCGTACTCGGTGTTCGAGGCGTTTGGGGCCAAGGCAGACGCCGCGTTTGACGCCGCCGTGGCCGGCGCCGATCGGGCACAAACGGCCTGGGGCGCGCTGCAGGGCACGACGCAGGCCGCAGCAGCGCAGACCGTGGCCGCGCTCGAACAGGTTGGCCAGGCCGCGGGGCTGACGGCCGACCAACTCGACGCGCTGGGCGAGGGCGCGCAGGTGATGGGCGGCAAGGTGGTCGACGCGGCCACCAAGGCCGCCGGAGCGGCCGGCGAGGTCGATAGGCTCGGTGCGGCCGCGGGGCGTGCAGCAACGGGTGTTGCAAACGTCAAGGCGAGTGCAGAGGAGGTTGCGGTAGCGTTCCAGCGCCTCGGTGTAACGAGCACTGCCGAGCTCAAGCGGCTCGCCGACAACGCTCGGCGAGACTTCGAAACCATTCGCGACAGCGGTGTTGCCAGCAAAAACGACATCCAGGCCGCGTTCATGGCATACGCAAAGCAGGCGATCGAGGCCAACGGCGGTGTGGTTGCGTCATCGCTCCAGCTCGCGGCGCGGCTGCATGGTGTGCAGCTCGGCGCAGATGAGATGGGGCGGGCTGTCGTCTCCGCTGCGGTGTCGGGTGCTGCAGCGATGCAGTCGCTGGGCGCTGAAGCAGAAGAAGTTGCTGAGCGTATCGGCATGATCGAGCGCGCGGCTATTGGTCTGTCTGATGCCATGGATGGCGTCTCGGGTGCTGCGGCGCAGGCATCTGGCCGCGGCGGCCCCGCGCGTTTGATGGACTCTGGCGAGTACGCGCTACTCGGCCGCGCCGAGCGTCTGGGTGGCCTGGCGTTGCGCAAGGAGATCGAGGATCAGCTCCGGCAGATCGGGCGGGCAACGTCGCCGGCTGGCATTGGGCTGGCGGGGATCTCGGAGCGGTACATCCAGCGGGTGCAAGACACGGTTGTTGCGCGCCTGGATGCGTTGCAGATCGATCAAGAGTCGGCCTCGAATCGATACCAGAGCAACGAGCCGCGCGTCACGTCGCAACAGCCGAAAGAGCAGGTCACAACCTATCGCGTCGAAATCGGCCGCGGTGCAGGGCGCAGCACCGCCATCAATGCCGCAAGCCAGCAGGACGCCGACGCGCTCGTCGAGCTGCTGCGCCAGCTCGAAGCAGACAGATCCCGGGCCTGACACGACATGCCATCCACACACCTTCTCGACACCATCGCGCTCCCCGCCGGCATGATCTGGCAGGACGAGTTCGACTGGTCGCCCGCCGTCTCCGCGCAAGATTATTCGGTGACCGGCGCGCTCATCATCGACGCCGGCCTGCGCCAGGCGGGCCGCCCGATCACCCTGTCGGCAAACGACACCCGCGGCTGGTCGGGCATGACACGCACAAAAGTGCAGGCGCTGCGCGCCCTGGCCGCGGTCCCGGGCGCAACCTACCCCCTGCAGCTGGCAGACGGCCGCAGCTTCACTGTGGCATTCCGCCCTGGCGATGAGCCCATCACCGCCCGGCAGCTGTGGGACCGCGAGCTGCCTCCGGCCGACTGGCCCTACATCGTCACCCTACGCCTCATCGAGATCTGACCATGCCCATCCAAGAGCAGAACATCGTATTCGTCGAAAGCCAGGTCATGGACGACGTGCCCGAGGGCGGCGGTGCCGCCACCGGCCGCGTCATTGTCGACGGCAAAATGAACAACGTGTTCGAGGACATCTCAGACCTCGATCGCGCCTACGGCCGATTCAACCTGCGCAAGATCTTCCTGGCCGTGCGCACCCTCAGCACGGACCTGTATGGCGGCGCCAAATCGGTCATCACCGCCCTGCCGCAGGACGATGCGCTCGGCTACACACTTTTCTCGAGCGCAGACCCCTTCGACACGCGCGCGCAGGCAGCAAACAAGGTTGAGGCCTATTTGTACAAAGGGCCTACCTGGGGCGGCTATCTGCTCGAGAACCACATCGCCGGCATGCGCGCGATCAGCCTCATCCAGCGCGTGGGCGCGCCGGTGCCCAATGTGGGTAAAACATTGGTGCTTGTGCTCAACGAAGGGCAGGTGAGCGAGGTCGAGCAGTACGTCCGCGTGACAGGGGTGGATGTGGTCGAGCGCACGTTCACAGACGGGCAGACCACTGCCGGCGACGACATCACGTTTACGCGCTGGGTCGTCACGCTCTCTCTGTCCGACGCCCTGCGCACAAATTTCCCCGGGCACGAGGCTCGCCGTCTCGACAGCCAATACACCTACACCGGCAAGACGCGCGTCCGCGACACCACTGTTGCAGACGCTACCCGCTATTACGGCGCCCAGCCAATTGCCGATGCGGCCGGGGTAGGCGACATCACCCTGCGAGCACAGAGCATCTACACAAAGCTGGTGCCCTCGGCGCAGACTGAGACGCCGCTCATCAACCAGGTCATCAGCCCCGAGGTGGTGGCCACGTACTCAGCTGGTGCGCGCACGGTCGACGTCGCTCAGCAGGCCCATACGCGCGCGCTCGGCGTCACGGCCGAAACCCGCCGCCTGAACTGGGTGGAAACCGTTGCGCCCATCCCCGCGCCGGGCGCGCTCTCAGTGTCGTTCCGCGCGCAAGGCAATTGGTACCAGCTGGCAGACAATGGCGCGGGCAATCTGGTTGCCAGTGACCCCAGCATCGGCGCGGGCACCGTCAGCTACAGCACGGGCGTCATCGCTGTCACGCTGGGCGCACTGCCCGATGTAGGCAGTCAGGTCATCATCGTCTGGGCGTCACCTGTGCACTACGATCAGCGGACGGGCTCGGCCGCAGACGCTGCCAGCTCGCTGGACATCGAGTACACGCTTGCTCATGCGCCTGTTGTCCCCGGCAGCTTCAGCGTGAGTTACCCGGTTTCAGGCGTGTCGCGTACCGCGACGGACACTGCAGCCACGGGGGCGATCGGGGGTACGGGTGTTGCCGGCCGGATCGACTATGCCACGGGCCGCGTGGTGCTGCGCTTCACCGCGCCGCCCGACCGCAGCGCATCGCTGTCCAACGGCTACACCTGGCGCGATGGGCTAGATCTGTTTTCGGGCACTTCTGCGACGATTACGGACAATGCATTCACAGTCCCCGGCACGGCGCCGTTCCGCAGTGCCGGCACCATGCGGCTGCTGGTGAGCATGCTGTATGGCAATGTGGAGGTCGACGCGTACCTGGCCGACGGCGGTGTGCTGCGCATACTGCCTGGGCGCGCCGAGTTGTCGGGGTATCGGTTCGCGTGGGCAGACCAGATCGTCGGTTCGCTGAATCTCGCATCGGGTTTGCTCCAGCTGACTGGCGCGCTGGACGTTGCCGGGGTGGCCACAATCGGCGTCACGATCTCCGGCTGGAGCGCGGTCATGCGCGAATTCGAATCCGCGTCGATTCGCGCTGGAGTGGTCGGGGTCTCGGACATCGCAGTCGAGCGCGACACGGCTGCATATGACCCGCAGTCTGTAGCCGCCGAGCTGTTCGCGATCAATGGCCCGGGCTTGGCACTCAACCTCACCGCAACGGTGTCCGATACGCTCGTGCCCAACTCCCTGCGATTCTCCGCGGCCGGCAAGACCTACGACGACCGCGACGGCGTGCTCTACGCCGACATCAACCCCGCAACTGGCAGCGGCATCGTAGCCGGGTCTGTGGACTACGGCACCGGGATTGCGCGCATCACGTTCTGGGCCGACGGCGCCGGGGCTGGGGTCAGCGTTGCGAGCTGCCTCACGCGGTACGGCCAATGGACGGCGGTAGATGCCGCGTTCAGGGCCGTGCTGTCCCCGATCAAGCCCGAGGCACTGTCAGTGACAGCCACCTCGCGTGACGGGACCGTGATCAGCGGCACGGCCGACGCGGACGGCGAGATATCCGGGGCTCTCGTACGGGGCAGCATCAACTACGAGATGGGCACCGCTGCCCTCGAGTTCGGTGTCCTGGTCGGTGGGGTGTGGCAGTCGCGCGAAGTGCTACCCGAAACGATCCGCTACAACGCCGTGGCGTACAGCTACCTGCCGCTCGACGCCGACATCCTCGGCATCGACCCGGTACGCCTGCCGTCTGACGGCCGCGTGCCGATCTACCGCGCGGGCGACGTGGTCATGGTCATGCACACCGCCGAGACAGCACCGGCTACCGTCACCAACGGCGGGACGATCAACTGCGGCCGCACCCGTATCGGCTGGGTGCGTGTGCTGGATGCCAACGGGGCCGTCGTCATCAGCGGCTACAGCCTGGATCGCGCCACCGGCATCGTCACCATCGACGACGCCACCGGCATCACCATGCCTGTGCGCGTGCGGCACACTGTTGGGGATCTGCGGCAGGTCACTGACGTGCAGATCACCGGCCAGCTCACCCTGGCGCGCCCGCTCACCCACAACTACCCGGCGAACGAGTCCATCGTCGCATCCTGCCTCATCCACGGCGACCGCCGCGCGCGCGTCAGCGCGGTGTGGGATCAGGCGACCTGGGGCGGCACCTGGAGCGACTCGCTGATCGGTAGCGAGGCCACGGCCACGCTCGACACCATCGCGCACCCGATCCAGGTCACCAACGAGGGCGCCGAGACCGAACGCTGGCTGCTGCGCTGGACCTCGACCACCAACGTCGAACTGATCGGGCAGCGACGCGGGCTCGTGTTCAGCGGCCCCTTCACCGCCGACATCGCGCCCATCAACCCGCGCACCCGCAACCCGGACGGCACGGGCGGCGCCCCGTATCTGCGCATCCCGCTCGCGGCCAACGGCGGGGGCTGGAGCACCGGCAACGTGGTGCGCATCAACACGGTCGGCGCCCTGGCCGACATTTGGATCGCGCGCTCGATCCAGCAATCCGACGAACCCCTCGGCGATGGTGAGGACGGCGTGGAACTGTACGCGCTGGGCAACATCGACCGGCCGTAATTGAGGACAGATAGATGGCGACGAAACTCGATACGCAAGTCAAATGGTTTCACAGTGCTCAACCGGACGCGCCCGTGCTCAATGGGCAGGCGGGTAGCCTTATCAACGTGCTGGATGCGTGCCTCCTTAACGGTTATTCGGTTCGCACCCCGGACAGCGTGGTCGTTTCCGGCGGCGTTGCTACCGTGGGGATTTCGGCGGGGAACCCCTACGAGAAACACGCGGTGGTCGAAATCAGTGGTGCAAGTGATTCGGCGCTCAACGGGCAATGGCGCATCGTAAGCGGTAACCGAGCGGCGTTCTTGCCTACTTCGAGCGCGGGTGGAGATCGGATCGAAGCGGATTGGCCGCGAA